ATGAGAAAGGTTGTTTTATCTGCTTTATGGGCTGCCGCTCTGCTGACAGCATGTAATAACTCAGGCCAGAACAAAAGCACTTTACAAGCCCAGAACGATTCACTGATGCTTGAACTCTCTAACCGCGACACAGAACTGGACGAAATCATGGGAGCCTTCAATGAAATTCAAGAAGGATTCCGCGAAATCAACGAAGCTGAAAACCGTGTAGACTTGAAAGAAGGCACATTGGAAAGCCAGTCGGCTGCCGATAAAATAAAAGAAGATATCCGCTTTATCAGTGAAAAACTGAAATCAAACCGCGAACAGATTGCCAAATTGGAAGAGCAACTGAAAAACAGTAAATACCAGTCTGCACAGCTGAAAAAAGCTGTAAAGAACCTCACTGCTGAACTGGCTGCCAAACAGCAGCAGATTGAAACCCTACAAGCTGAATTGGCTGCAAAGAATATCCGTATTGCAGAGTTGGATGAAGCTGTTATGGACTTGAATAAGAACGTAGACGAGCTGAGCGCAGAAAATGAAGCAAAAACCAAGACTGTAGAAGCTCAGGATAAAGCCCTCAACACAGCCTGGTATGTATTCGGCACTAAATCTGAGTTGAAAGACCAGAAGATTTTGAAGAAAGGTGACGTACTGAAAGACAATGATTTCAACAAAGATTACTTTACCCAGATTGATATTCGTAAAGAAAAAGAAATCAAGCTGTACTCCAAACGAGCAGAATTACTGACTACCCACCCACAGAGTTCATACGAACTTGTTAAAGATGACAAAGGTCAGCTGACTCTGAAAATCAATAATCCGAACGAATTCTGGAGCGTATCGCGCTACCTGGTAATCCTAGTAAGATAATAATCTTTGGTTTATATATGAAAATCCCCTTATCCCTTGACTCAAAACTGGGATATACAATCGGCAAATCAAAACGTGAACAATCGAAAATCAAAATGTGAATTTTGACACTTTTTGGCAAAAATCAAAATGTGAATTTATAATCAAAAAAAAGAGAAGTAACCATATTAGCTACTTCTCTTTTTCTTTTAAAAACAATTTAAATATCAATTAAAAGCCATTATAGCGTTGTTGATAAACATAGATATATCTTCTTTATCTTGAAGTATAGATAACACTTCTTTAGTTGCAGTAAAAGATACCTTTTTTGACTCAATCTTAGGCCGTCTTGGAATATTATTTTCATCAAGCAAACGATATATAGTTTGCTCACTTTTAATGCCTGTAATTGTCATTATTTCTTTTATCTTTTTTCCTGATAGATAAAGTTGAATCATTTGCTTTTCTTGATCTAAAGATATTGACTTTGGTCTCATAATAATACATTTATCTCTAATTCTTCAATTCCAATTACTTCAATCATATACTCTATACATAAGAATATCTCATCATCTGAAGGCTTGTTGTAAAATGAACCATCATACAAAATAGAATATTCTCCTGGATAATCTTCTGGACTATTAGCTGAATCGTATATTTTTTTGCATAAAGCATATCCAATTCGTTCTCTCATGTAATCATTCAATTCAGAATTACATACAATCATCTCTAATTCTTTTGGCGCTACTTTCATAGTTATATTAATTTAATTGTCCTGATTCTACTCCATACTTAGCAAGATAATATGCTTGCTTTTCGCTTAACTTACCGTTCTCAAACATAGACTTTAATAATGATTCAATAAATTCATTACCATTAGTATTAAGTTTGCCAAATTTATTTTCCGCAAGTTTCCAATAAGAATTATTATTCCATTTGTCATTTACCGATAATGCTATTTCTTTCCATGTCTGAACAGGGTCTGAATTAACAGAAGTTGACTTCTTTGTCTTATATGTCTTTTTTTGCAAACATTCAACTTCAATTACTTCAACATCTTTTTTAAGGAACATCTTAACTTTTCCTCTTTCATCTTTAGTGATAAAATAATCACCTCTTTCTCCTGTCAGTTCGAATGTTTTATTATTTGATTTAATTGCTTTCATAATTTGTTTTTTAATTATCACAATGCAAATATAATTCATTTTGATAACATGGCAAATAATTATCACAATTATTTTGTGGTTATTTTGTTAATAAACAAAAAAAGTGGACTACAACTTAATGTAGCCCACTTTAAAACCTATTGAAAAACCTTTAAATCTTCTTCACAGCCTGCATGTACTTCCATATCTTACCTTGTGCGGCATCTTCGTCCTGGAAGAAGAACTTGTGTGCAGCCTTCAGAATTATATCGTCTTCAAGAATCTGGCACATGTCAGAGTAGAACGCATTGAACGCTACATACTTGTCCCATATTGTTGTTCCTGAAGGGAACGACATACCTTTTGTTGCGGATTCGATGTCGTCCTTTGTCCAGTGTGCACCCGTACGACGGTCTCCTGACTTGCTGAGGTAAGTGATACTAGCTACATCGTACATTGCAAAATCTTCGTTGTAATGGGGGCCGTAGAAAAGCTCATGCTGTTCGCGCATGAATTTCCAGTATCCTTCTTTTGAAAGCTCCCCGTTCTGCGCCATTTTCATGTACTTTGCCGCCATGCACGCAGAAGTCCACATCTTTTGCTCGTTTACCATGCCCGCGGCCTTGGCTTCTTCGAGCATACTGTCATAACTGTATTCTTTCATATTATTATTCTTCTTTTGTTTCTTCTACTTCGGGTTTCTCGTTTGATACAGCAAACTGAGATTTCCCTTCTGATAAGTTTTTCTTAATATCTTCCATCTCTTCCTGCATACGCTGCATTCTGCGGAACATCTGATATGTCATGCAGAATGTGTAGTCAAAGTTAGGAAGACTCTGTGCTATCTCGCAATTAGCGCAGTCACCTGGACACGCTTCATTTACTTTCTGTATCATTTCTTTGACATCTTACTGATTAACATTCCACCTTTCACAGACATAAGAGATTTAATTCCTCCCTCCTTAATCATGGTGAAAAGCTGGGCTATTTCACTCTTGTTTTTCCGGACAATAGGAGCCACAGAAACAATCTGTCTGCCCGTGAGAATTCTTTCGTTCGAAATTTCCTTCAGGATGTCCTGAACTTGTGCTTTCTGCTCTTCTGAGTCAAAATCAAGCACGATAAAAACTTTTCCTAGTGCCATAATTATTCTACTTCGTCAAAATTAATTGGTTCTTTCTTCTCCTGCGGTGCAGGTTCCTGAGTATGTTCTTCTACTTTCTTCCCGGTAAATACTCCAGCCAGGAATGTTCCAAGTCCAAGAACGATTTCAACAGCTTTGGGATGTGTCTCTGCATAGTTTCCTATCTTTTCTGCGATGGAGATATACTTGTCTACACCTGTCTTTTCCGGCTCTATTACAGTAGGAATCCCCATATTTTTAGCGAATATGTCGGCAAACTCATCCGCCTGTCTGGCTGCTTCCATCGGTTCCAGGCACTTGTCCTCAATCAGATAAGCAAGCATTGAGTTGAATGCTTCTGACCTTGTCTTGAAGTTCATTTCCGGTTGTTTTTTCTTTTGAAATAGTCCCATATTCGTTTTAAGTAAGAAGGGGTAGACAAAGCTACCCCTCGAAACAACTTATGAAAGCATCAGCAGCGGTCGTTTCCACAAGTCTCAGTCACGGTGACTTCGTTAGTCGAAGGCGTGAATGTCTGAGTTTGAGCAAACACGCGGCTAGGAGAACCGCAGCATGAGGAGCGGTTAGTACCGCATCTTGAATAACCGTTGTTAATCGGGTTGTAGAACACGGTGTTGTTCAGCTGACCGAACTGAATCTGGTTGCTTTCCTTCATGTCGTTGACTCCTACTACCAGGCCGGCAAATGTCTGAGCAGCCCCATACATCTGACTGTTCAGAGTCTGAACCTGCGGAGTGATGCAGTTGATACGTCCGTCCAAGTTAGCAAGGCCAGTGGCAAATGCAACCTTTTCAGAACAGTTACGTGACCAGATGTTGGCCACAAACGCGATTACTACTACGGCGGCAATAACCCAGAGAGCAGTGTTAGTACCCCATCTTTCCCCGTTGCGGTGAGAAAGTTCCTGCAATGCAGCAGCGTCTTGTAATTCCATTCCCATAATTGTTTTGATATTAAATTAATACTATTGTGAAAAACACGCAGCAAAGATATGAGGTACATTCTTGAATCACTAAGAGTTACTTTCGAGCAACTTGTGAATCTTTTGCGACATAATTGCTATTAATCGATTATTCTTCTTTTGCACGTCGTATCCTGTAATCAGGTTACGTACACTCGACGGTGTGTGATGTATGTATTCTGCTATTTGAACCGGATAGATTCCGCTTTCTGTTAGGATGTTTACAAGAATACTTCTTGCATCTACCACTGCTGCGGATCTGGAATGTGATACGATTAGCGATTCTGGTATTTCTGTTTCTTTTGCTACAAGCTGTAATACCGTGTTGAATAGTTGTGTTTTGCACATAATATTAATTTTATTGTGAAGGTGGGGTATTCCCACCTTCTGTTAATACTAATTTTTGTTTGATTGAAAGTTACCGAATTATTCTACAAGTTTTTTATAAATTCTTCGACTTTGGGGGTATAAACATTTCTATGCCAATCGGTAAGAGGATGAAGTCCATCGCCTGTAGAGACAAAACCTGTGTATGTATTATTCTGTCTAAAAGAGGTATTTTCTACATAGAAACCACTATGCCTAAACATATCCAAGTATGGAATACTATATTTAACACAATAATATTCTATTTTCTCAACTAAATCTTTAAGGTTAAATCCCATCGCATTATTTGTCAAACAATTTACTTGACCTTCATTCCCAGATGTAGCTGTATGACAAGGCAATGGTAATATAACCCCTATTTTGGCTTTATCGCCCCAATATTCAACGATTTTTGAGAAACTATAATCTATTGCACCACATAGATTGTTTTCTGTATTATAAGGGTCTTCTATATCAAATACTTCACTTCCAACATCGCCTAATTGATAAGAACTATTATTGATATAGTCATTTACTCCAATCGCAATCAAAATATCATCAGCTTGTGTTTCTTTATTATTTTCTATAGCAATAGGAAGACATGGGTCATTCGCAGAGTTCTTTTGTAAAAATCCTGTCCCCCATCTTGCACAATCAATCACTTCAAATCCATATTTCGCTTGAATAAATCTAATATACTTTTGAATTGTATTGATACCTACAGTGACAGATGTCGTATCTGATATAGAGTCGCCAAATACAAGTATTGTAATGTCTGAAGATATATTCTCAATAAAACTTTCCGGTAATATATCAATCAGAACCTTTTGTTCACTTGATAAAGTTGGGAAAAATGCGAAATACAGTTGCCGTATATCAGTATTAGCTATAAAATAATACCACTCATTAGCGTTTAGTCTAAATGAGCTTGCTGCCGATCCTTGTGTTAATGCAAAGCCACCACCTATAGTTTCTCTTGTAACTTGATATTGTTGACCATCAGTTTCAGATACAACCTTTACACGAAACAATGTTCCTGTACTTAATGGACAGACAATAGCGCCATTAGAAGATATTGAATATTTATTACTAATTATTTTATCTTTATAGATATCCTGTACTATAGAATTAGCCACAAAGCATTTATAAGGAGATGTTTTTAAATAACTTAGAACGACATTGCAATCTATAGGAGAAATAAAATAATATGTAAATTGTTCAGCTTTCTGTCCTGCAATAGATACATAGTATGTAGTTGGACTATCATTAACAGTTGTATCTAACTTGATAGATATATTTGACATATTGAGTAGCCCCGTACATGTAAAAAACATTATTTCTCCTTTTTTAAGCGCAATAGGAGTAGATAGTTGACCATCAGCAGCTGATATCTCTTTTCCATTAGTTCCAATATAAAATCCGTCTTTTCCTACATTGATTTCAACTTCTCTATATGTAGCATTACCTAATACTTCTATTGCTTTATCTATAGCATCCTGAGCATTGCTGACATTAATAGCCGCAAGAGCTCCTGCATAAACCATTGAACTTGAAGGTAAATCAATATTCCCTGAGCCTAAAATACTCTGTCCATTCACAGTCTTAACATTAACGCCACTCTCAAGTACATCTTGTTTATCTGAGAACCTTTTATCCAAATTATTGTAATAATAAGGCTCTACGTTTATTGTAATCTTTCCATCTTTGAGTATGTATTCACTCTTAATTACAATTCGCATTGGCGCAGTTCCTTCAGTCCAAACAGGTAATTCATAGACCTGATTAGGTGAAAAAGTTGTGGTTAAAAATATATTTTTGCCATTTTCTGTCATGAATTTATAATTTGTTATAGCCCCGCTATCATCTACAACAGAAAATCTTATCAAATCGTTTTTCTTGAATACAGAATCAGAAATAGGAATAATAATAGTTCCACCAACATTTACTTGATAAACAACATTAATATCGATATTGCCAATCTTTTTATCTAGCTCGGTAAGTTCTTCCTTTGTTGCATACCCGGCATCTACTGTTCCGCGGAAAGCCCATCCGGGGTTCTGGAAGCTGAAGACCTTTCCGTTATCTGCGGAGTCTGGGTCTTCCTGATTGTAGATGTTCACCAGCATGCCGCGACGGAGAAGGACGCCTTTGTCGTCCTTCGGTGCGGTGGAGTCTGCTTCCATGGCTGACACGGATGTGTAGGTTTTGCGGATTCCCAGTGAGCTTCCGTTAATCTCCACATTCTCGATGTATTCTACTATGTCGTTGCTCAGCTGGCCGACTTCTTCCGGAGTTACTGAGTCTATCTTTGTCTTTTCTGCGAGCGCGATGGCGCGTTTTTTTAATTCTGTTGCTGTCATGATATTATCCTTTTATTACTACTATCTGTGCATCAGTTATGTGATCAAATAAAACATATTCAGAACCCATAATTCTAATTTTTTTATTTGAAGAATCATATTTTATTCCTACACCCTTATCATTTATCGATACAGGATATATATTTAGTTCTCCAGGATCTGAAGATATTTTTGCAGGAAATGTAATATTTAACAATTCTTGTGATGAATTTAAATGAACTAAAATAACAATATTGATTAAGTCTTCTTCGTTGATATTTGCATCAGTATATACATCTATATATTTAGTATCATCTTCTGTTACGTCTTCAACTCTGGTAGATTTAATCACAACAGGTATTTTTGAATTAGACTCAGAAAGACTTGATTGCAATGAAGAATACTTTCCATCGGCATCAGACTTGTTTGATTGAACTGTTTTTTCTAACGCTTCAATACGCGAATCTGCTTTTGATGCAGTCTTCAAGTCAATCCAAGCCACTGTGCCGCTGGTATCCGTACTCAGATATGCTTCATACTGCTTCTTCACTTTGTGAACCTGCTGGTTTTCGAACGTTCTTTCATCCGAAAGCACCTCACGGAAACAAAGCTTGTTGCTTCCGATGGCTCCAAGTGCAGGAACCTGGTACAGCTTACCTGATATAACCACACCACCTTCCACTACATTCTCCTTTCCACTGTCAAGGCATCCCCACAATATGCAGTTGTCTCCGTATGTGCGGACCGCTGTATCAATCATGCTTTTAAGGCTGTTCTGCATAAACGACAAGTCGTCTGCCCATACATCTTGTCCGCCGTCGTAAGTCACTAAGTAATCATTCATAATCGTAAATGTTTATTGTATAAACCCGTCCTGCGGGCTTGTTATATTCTACTATATTTTTTATCTCTTCTATTCTGTCTTTCAAATAAGAAGGCACGTTCACAATAAATTTAAGTTGACCGTTCTCTGTGCCATTTTGCAGATAAGTATGCTTCTGAGAACCTTTATAATAGAAGTAACAGCTAGGAGACTCATTACGCAGATAAACAGAACGGTATAATCCTGTTATATCAGTGATATAAATATCCTTATTCTGCAACAGGAAGTAATCATTCAGTGCCTTCTCGATGTAGATTACCTGGCCGTTCACGCTCAGCCGGCTGTCGCACAGATCACGATACTTCATCAGTTCATCGTGAAGGTACGATATGGGAAGCGTGAGCACCTTAAGAAATGCAAACATCTTCTTCTTCCTGAGAGGAGGAGGAAGAAGAAGAAACGCAAATTTGAATATGTCAATTTTGTACCACATAGCTTACTGTATTAGATAGATCTTCTGCAATGAAGCAGCCGGACTCTGCCGTATAGTTGTTTCCTGTGACCACTGCATACGATTCACCGGTGCTTGTTTTGGTCTGAACGGTTCCCAGTTCCACATCGGTCACTCCCTGCACGTTCTGTATTGCGTCTACACACTTGGTCTTGTTGAATGTTCCTCCGTACACGATTCCAGCCAGATAGGCGTTAATGGCATCCTCTACGGGTTTTCCTCCACCGTCTATGCGTGTGCCGTCTGAAGTGAGAATCTGAGGGTCGTAGTACACCTTTACGGCAATCTTGATTTTATCGGCCGGAAGACTGCGTATGCTGAGGAATACACCTGCTATTTTAACGCTGTTCATATAGCTTTTAAACGCCGTTAGAACGTCTTCCGAAAGCGGTGTGGGAAGGTTGTTTTCCTGACCGGATACAAGTATCTGTATCGTGTTACCTGCATCCTGTACGGCGCAGTATTTTACCACCTGCTTGGCTGTGTCAGCCACCGGATAACGGAAAGCATGTGTCTGTTCGTCATACTCCAGCGCGTCGCCGTACTGGAATGCGAGTGCCTGGGCGTGATACCAGCGGACGGTAGGAACGATGCTCTGTCCAATGCGTTCGTCTACGTCCTGCTTGTGCGCATCCAGCATGACTTCCAAGGCGTAAGCACAGGCAGCCACGATGTAGATAAGAATATTCTCGATGGATACGGTGCTGAAGGTGTTTTCCCATGTGGCATCTTCTCCCGTGATGCCATACGCTTCGCGCAAGGTGTTGTCCTCCATGAAGCGGTCGGTCATCGTCTTTTTAATTTCTGCTATAGATCTTGCCATATCATACAAACTGTTCTGTGAATTGTTCCGTGAATATCTTCAGCCGCACCTCGCTGTCCGATGTTTCGGAGGTTGCGGGCGACACATTGTTAGCCTTGCAGTATTCCTGCATTTCCCGGTTTATAACTACGTCCGGCACACTGACCGTCATGCCGGGCGTAAGTTTTTCCGTTGGGCTTATGTCGTTCTCGCGTGCCAGGATGAAGACCCCTGCGAGGTCTCCATATTCCTGTATTGCGATGTCAAGAAGTGTCTGATTGGGTAGCACCGTCACTTTCATGTCTTTGTCCTCCACATTATCCTTATGAGTATCAGTATCGCGCCTGCCCAGATGATTGCCGTAGTGTACCAGGGCTTGGACTCCTTTCGTTCCGCTTTCACCGTCGATACTTCCTGCTCTATACGGTCCATCCTGCTGTTAATATGGGTTATCTCGGCAGACATGGTTTCTATCTTCGTATCGGTCTGCGAGGTATCCCTTCTCTCTTCCTGGGTGCTGCTGTTCACAGATCCCGTCGTTATGCTTGTAGGATATTGCTTCCCGGTAGAATCAGGCGGTGAATACTCTGTGCGCTCCCAGCTTGCCGTAACCTCATCCAGCTTCTGCCACCAGCTGGAGGAAAGTTCCTTAATCATCTCCTGCGTATGCTGATAGGAACTGTCCGATACCTGCGTGTCGGTCTTCGTATCCGTCTGCTTGTCGGTGGTGGCATCCAGCTTCATGGGAGGCTGCGACTTGCAGGCCGTCAGCATCAGTGCCAGGGCTACAAGCAGCAGAAAGCTTTCCATCCACTTGTAGGCCTTATCGAGTAGTCTTTCCATCATAACAGTATCAGGTTAATAAAAATGATAATGAATCCGGTTATCTCCAGCCAGAACGCGGGCCTTGCATATACTATCTTATTCCACAAATCCGACTGCATGTTATCGGCCATCACGTGACGCACGATGTAGACTATCGGAAGAAGCCAGGTAATCAGCAGCCATGGATTCGTACATGCCACCCATGCCTGCGTACTGAGCAGCAGAAGTGCGGTACCGCAATAATGTATAATTCCTTCCGTTCGTTCCTTGAATCGGGGTGAAAGTGTAATGATTATCATTCCTATTAATGCCAGGAACACGAGGAACTGAATGTTTTCAGGCGTGCGTCCTACTGCTGACACGAAGAACGTAAATCCGTTAAGCCCCAGGCAGACGGAAAACCATTTCGGGTGCTCCAGCCGGTAATAGGTCTCTGAAATTGAATAAGGAATACCGCCTGTCTTGTAGATTACCACTGCGGTATATACGGCAAAAATCAACGCCGATATGATTCCGAAGATTGTTTCCATGTTGATTCTTTTTAAAGTTCTACAAAGCTTTCCATCCATCCAGTACATCCTGCTGCACAGCCGGAATACCGTTTTCCACCAGGCTGATAGCCGATGCAAAAGCGCACATCGTCGCCTGGTCGTTCACATCGGGTTCGAATGTGGTAGGCACCTGCATTTCCCGGCACACAGCTGAGATGTAGCCCGATGTGTGATTCTCCGTAGCTGGTGCCCAGCGGTTGATGTATTCCGCGATGGTGCGGCATCCGTGCAGACGGTGGTAGTTCTGAAGCGTGCGGATCAGTGCGCGATACCCCCACATGGGAGCGATGAACTGGAAAAATGTTCCGTCCGTCTGTTCCTGGCGAAGTCCCTGCCATTTGTCTTTACTCAGCCGGATATTCCCCGGATTATTGTTGCGTAAACCTCTTGGTAACTGTATCATTTTGTTTCCTCCTCTTTCTTTTCGTTATCTAAAAATTGTTGTAAATAAGGTATCTTCCGTACCACTTCGAAGCTAAGCACATAATACATGAAGTTCAGCGGCCTGGAGTGAGGGAACAGCTTGCGCATGTTTCGCAGGGTGTTCACCCCGTAGAAGTAGCACACAGCATACACGATGCCTGTAATGCACTGCAAAGCCCCGTCCAGGTTCTTCATCTTCTCTCCGATAATGTAGATGCTCAGCACGATTACGTAGAACACAAACGTCTCCAGCAGGCAGTGAAAAAACTTCCTGTTGTTGAACCGTTCGTGTTTGGCCACAATGCCGGCAATGAGTCCGGCCAGACAGTTAATCGCGAAGATGAAGAAGATGACAAACACCATGTCCTTCACCGGTGCGAAGTATGCCAGCGTGATGCTGAATAGCGTAGCCAGCATGTTTTTGATTCCTGTAATGATTTCCATACTTTCAGTTTTCATTTTTCGTCACATTAATAAGTCGCATCCACGCTGATACCGGAGTTCGTCACCGTCACTTTATTCACCTTCTGTCCGTCTATCTCCAGCTGCTCCCTTATTTCCGTACGCCATGCAAGCGGGTCATGATCCAGCAGCATGTCAGATATTCCTACGCCTACAGCCGGATTCTCTTTTATCTCGCCTTTGTACAGTCCGATAATGAGAGCCTGGTTCTGATACAGCACATTCCCGACAGTCAGGCCCGAACGGATTTTCCCGTCTGTGCCACGTTGTGGACGTATCATCAGGTCGTAATTTTCTTCTATTAATATCCCTTTCATCAGTGTGTCACTTTTGTATCTTCGTAATCACTTTTATTCAGTTCGCTTGCCTTTGAGGCCACCGCAGCGGCAGTTCCCGTCTGAGCAGTGGCAGAACCGGTAGTGTTCACCTGGTGAGTGTGGTTGTTGAACGTACGTACCAGTTCGTTAATCTTCTGGGTAAGCGATTCAATGTTAATCAGTCCTCCCAGCTTCCCTCCGTTGATGGTAATGCTTTCCACTTCATCTACGGCAAGCACCACCAGAAGGGAAAGGTCATTCGATAGACTTCCTACCACTACCGCCGTGCCCACCTTGGGAACTATGAGCAGATGGCTTTCATTCTCCGCGAGCGAAGCACGCAGCCTTACACCCTCCACATCGAGCGTGCCGAAAGTTACCGTGCAGGTAGTTCCTTCCACACTCTTTACGATGCCCTGCCAGATGGTAATCTCCTTTCCGGCTCCCATCATCTGCATCAGGTTGTCACGCAGTCTTCTGTATTGGTCCATATCTTTCAGCTTAATCTAATACCCAGTTCTATCGTTCTCTTTCCACCGTCCCGGCTGAATTCCGTAGTGACCGCACGTACGTAGTATCGTCCGTCCTTGTAGTCATAGTCAGGGTCGCGAAGCTCGGCCACGTATCCCGGCTCACAGTAGGGAATCATCCAGGTGGTAATCGTTCCGTCATACCCATCGAAGGAAAGACGTTTTACCTCCGTTTCTCCGCGCTGCTTCATCGACGCATCATCACTGCTGGCAGAACGTATCTCCACGCGGTCGCCTCCGGTAGCACCCACTTCGTATTCCTTCACCTTTCCGTCTGGCAGAAGCGCTTTCACCACTACACGCACCTTCCGGTCTTCCGCACGTCGGTAAGTCAGGTCGCACGACTCCACGTTCAGCGAAAAGTCGTAGTACACCTCTTCACCCATTTTCGTGGCCGGAGGATGAATGTGCAGCACGTTGCCTTGCAGATAGATGTCTGCACCGCACTCTTCCTGCACCTTCTTCAGCACATCGTATCCCGTAGCGGTGTGTATCACAAACTTCTCATAGCTCCAGGTGTAGTCGCAGTCAATTTCGTATCCTCCGCCTACGCCATCTACCACCTTTTTCAACAGTGTATCGAGCGAGACATTCTTCAGCACTTCATCCGGAACAGGCACACGGAACTTGAAAAGGTCGTCTTCACACTCCAGCGTAATGCTTCCGTTATCGGTTCCTATTCGCTGAAGGTATCCGGAAAACTCCTCACGCAGTCCGGTTTCCGTGTATCCAATCTTCACCGACACACGGTCGCCGCGCTTGATCATGCTTTCCACCTCCAGCGCCTTGTTATATTCCGATGCAGGAAGGGTGATTACCGCCGTGTCTGCCAGCAGCTCCACACTGCGATGTATTTCCACCTTATCCAGCATTCCCAGACGGAAATCACCTACCTGTATGTCATATCCCATCGTGTACATGTCACCTGTTGTTATTCTTCAGTAAAAGCTTATATGTGTCGTCGCTGTATGCGTTGATGGTGTACTGCTGGTTCTGTATGCCCTTCGTGAACGGAAAATCATAGCTTTCTACTACAATCTGGTTGATGCTGAATATCTCAAACAGCGGACAGCGCACCTTCAGTTTGGCAGCCTCGCAGAAGTTACGAAGCTTCTGCACATCGTCACGCGGATAGTCGTCACGCTTCAGGTCCATCAGCGCACCTTCTATCTTCACCTGGTAATCGTCCTGCGTCCAACGTTCCTTTATGGAACCCCTTATCTTTCCCTTAGACACCTGACGACGGATGATAATGTTTCGTCCGGTCAGCGTAATCAGCGGCTCGATAGGAACCAGCCACCAGTCTTCCTGGTCCACCAGAGATATTTCCAGCGGAAAGCGCATCGGAACGCCCAGCGCGTTGGTACGTACCATATCCTCCAGCTCCGCCTCTTCCAGCATCATCAGTTCGTCGTATCCCGACGGATCCTGACGCGTTACTACCGGTTGATTGAAGAGCCAGTAAGGAGGCACTTTCAGCCCCGTGGTACGTGCGGCAATATTTCCTAATATGAATTTACTTACACTCATCTTGCGCTTGACATTGCGGTTTCCAGACTTCTGTTCATAGCTTCCAGTATCACACGCTGTATTTCGGTGGTATCGGTCTTATCCATCATCGTTACGTTCAGGTAATCGAAGAATTTGGTAATGTTTACGGTTATCTGCGTGTTCCTGGTTCCTCCGGCGGTGATTTCGTTGGCCTTTCCACCATCGGATGCAGGTACCGTTCCGGGTGTCCCGTTTGCGCCTGCTCCTGAAGGTGAAGTGCCTGCCATGGCTTCCGGGTCGGATATAGCAGCCTCCTTTGCTTTCTGACGGCTCTGTTCACGCCTCAGATTGTCATCATACCATATAGAAGTACGTGCAGCCGTTCTTTGCGTAGCCTTGACCAGCTTCACCGTACTGTCTACTCCGTAGAATTTTTTAGCTGTATCCTGTGCCGATTCCCATGCGCCTTCAAAATCACCTTTCACCAGTTTTACAAGAGCCTTTCCAGCCGAACCGATAGCACCGATAAGTTCCCAGAAACGGTCAATCAGGTAGCGCTTCAGGTTTGTGCCAAAATCCTTGATAGTCTGCCATGCAGTAAAAATGAAAGCACGGAATCCGGCAAACTTGTTCCAGCAGTACACCACCGCAGAAGCCAGTGCAAGAACTCCCGCTACAATAAGCCCTATTGGATTCATTGACATAGCAATGTTCAGCAGCTTCTGTGCCTTTTCGGCTGCAATTAAAGCGGTTACCTGTGCCCACTGAGCGATAGTCCACCCTTTCAGTATGCCTGTGCTGATAAACATGTAAGTGTTATATCCTGCCCATGCAGCTGTAAGAGGAATAACAATACTCAAAAGCCAGTCCATATTATTACCAATCCATACCACCATGCCAGAAGCTCCTTTGATAATGGGAGTAGTTAGCTGAAGAATAGTATTTAGTCCGTTCATTGCAGGGATAAGAGCAGGCTGGATAATCTGATACATTTCCAACAACTTTTTATTAAAATCACCTGCAAGTTGCTGCAACCTACCATAAGGAGTTTTTGCAATTTCATTAGCCATGTTATAATACTTACCGCCTTCACTTGTTGCACGCTGAAATGCCTGTCTCATCAACTCGAACGATACATTACCTTTTGACATCTCATCACGCAGCACACTTATAGATTTCCCTGTAAGAGCCGAAATATCAAGCAAAGGGTTATAACCGGCATTAATCAGCTGAAGCAAGTCCTGACCTTGCAGCTTACCAGCAGAGGCTACCTGACCAAACACCAGGGCAAGCTGCGACATACGGTTCTTGTCTCCCATGGCCACATCACCCAGCATCTTCAGGTCACCCATCACATTTTCTAATGGTACACCAAATCCTAGCATGGTCTTAGCAGCTTCCTGAATTCCAAGTCGATCATAAATACTATAATCTGCATAATCGTTAAGCTGTCCAAGAAGTTTCGAACCTTTCTCCATGCTTCCCGTAAGTACATTAAAGCTTACCGCCGTTTTGTCGGCATCCATACCCAGTTTTGCCACCACGCCAATTCCTGCCGTGAGTGCTACAATGGGATTCGTGAAGAATTCCGCACCAGGCAAAGACATGATAGCCGTCCGCAGCCGTCCGCCTATCGTGGTAGATAAGCGGTTGGCCGAACGGTCGGCAGCGTCCAGACGTTCCTGCATACGGGTAACTTGTCCTATTACCCCGTTGTCACGGCTTCGTATGTCTATAAGGAATTGTAGAATGTTCATAACTTGTTGGCTTTAGCTTCTTGTTTCCGGATGTCGGCCAGCTGGGCAATCGTTTCAGCCCACTGCTCATCGCTCAGCGTATCAGGGTCCAGATGCAGGTAATACCTCAACAGCGTGTTGTGATAGCCAATCCAGTTGGCTTTTACACTACCGTCTGCACGGTCTACAACTTTTTTAATTCGGCCTCCTTCGCCTCCATCATTCCCTGAATCTTTTCGGCCACAGCGAAGAAGTAGGCATCATCGTCCCTCATCTCCTTGTCACCGTCAATCCAGCAGTTATTCAGCAGGGCCTCATTCATTTTTACGGCATCCTTACCACCTGAACTGGAAGCCAGCGCATACGAAAGGTCTTTCCGGTTTGGCTTGCGCAGCACACACTTCTTATCTTCTACCGTAATCTCAAACACGTTGTTTTCACCGTGCTTTTCTTTCCACTCTTTGAGCTGTTCTTCTGTATATTGAAACATCTTTAAATACTGTTTAAAAAGGGTTATACATAATTGTTCTTGATGTTGAGAGCGATTCCAGGAAGCTCATGTTCTGAAAACTTGTCGCCCTGGTTCATACCTTTTGGAACTTCCGTGATTTCGTTTCCTTCAATCAGGTCCGTTTTAATCACATCTCCTTTAGAAGGATTACCATAGGAAACAACCACATTGAATGAGGCATCCAGCACATCGCCACCTGAAGCGGCTTCAATGGCCTCCAGTTCACTCTGCAAAAGCGTGAGGCTTGTTTCGTACGACTTGTTACCTCGCTGAATGCTGTGCGGCTTGTTTCCCTTTGCGTACAGCGCTTCCTTTTCCTGTTTCTTCACGTAGGAAATAGCGCGAATCTTAGTCACCGGACGACCTGCCACGATGGCCGTAATATCGCTCCATTCGTATTCTTTACTGTTAAATATGTCCATAGTCGTTATGAGTTAGTCTGTACATCAAATCCAAGTTCTACCTCAATCTGTCTTGCGTATCCATACGGACGCACTTTGAGCGTCATCTTTATGGTAGATGTAGCCAGTACGTTCTGCGTCGGATCAATGTAGCAGGTAGCACCGCTTTCACCGGCAGAAGTGTCCGCACTCAGTTCACCGTTAGCCGTCATGCTGGAGTTGATGGCACCTTCCACAGCAGCCTGCCAGCTTTTCAGGATTCCGGCCTGCATGGTTCCGTCCTGGTTTACGTAGACTTCATCGAGAAGGTAATCCAGCAGCGTATCGTATGCAATACGGTATGCCTTGTCAATTACACGTCTGTTTGTGATATGTGCGTAGTCGTCGGTAGGATCTACACACAGACGGTCGTCCGTGTAGAAGTATCCTGAACGGCCCACATGAATACGCGGGGTAATGTAACCTTTGTCGTAGATGGTAGCCACATCGTCCATGCTGTCTTCCACGGTGTTCTCACCGATATACATCACGGTTGGATACAGCGCACCGTCTCTCACACGTCCTATGTTACGCTGCACTGGGCTGGATGCCACACGGCCTGCAAAAATTCCCATAGCCGCACCTTTACTTGCCGATTCTATATCGCCAATCACGATGCACACGCGGTTGTCTTCCCCGTCGGACAAGTCTTTCAGCGATTCCGCATCCTTGTAGCTTCTTCCTTCCAGTGCGATGAATATAGGTGCATAGAGTTCCGTGGTAGCCCATTCTGCCAGCGCCTGCGCCTTAGGCAACGCGGTAAATACGTCAGGGTCGAGTCCTTCCGTAGCTTCCACTTCTTCCGCATCCGGGTCGCGAGCAATGACCAGCGCACGAAGCTCACCTTTCTGGCTTTGCAGCAGGCCGCGTAACGGTCCGCTGTCCTTGTCGCACAGAACGGTCATTTTCGTAGTCTTGGCCACCGCATACACTACCACTTTCGTACCTTCTTCCGCTTCCTGGTAGAATTCCTGTACCATCTTATACAGTCCGGCGTTATTTTCTTTTGTCACGCCAAGGTCTTCCAGTCCGGTAAGGCGGTAAATCGTGTAGGGAGTATTCAGCTTGAATGTTTCGGATACAGCTGTTCCCCCGCACACCAGTGCCAGCAGGCCGTCTTGGCTTTCGGCTACCGTGCCAAGCTGACCTGTCAGAAACTTAATGGAGATTTTGGGTAATGCCATACGCGTTCCTCCTATTATTCTGCTGCATCCTGTACCAGTGCGTACACACCTTTCTTGTCGTTTCGACGGATGGTTCCACCCACACGAATAAGGAAGGAATAGATGTCACCGTAATACAGCGGGTTGTCTGTGCTGTCAAACATTTTCACTTCTCCCAGTGCACGGCTCAGGCTGTTTGTCTGCCATGCCAGACCGGCTGCGTTGTCGGTAGCCTCACCGCTAACATTCCACTTTGTCAAAGTTCCACCGGTTGCATAACGGAGTACCTGCGAACGCTGCATCACATTGAATGAGAACAGCTGTCCCAAAATACCTTTCTGTGCATCGGCCGATGCAAAGAACGCACGCTGGTCGCCTTCTGTCAGGTCGTCGAGCAACTGTGCATACATATAGGCATCAAGAAGCAGGTAACGTCCTTCCTGGGGAATGTTGTCTGCATTGAACTTTGTCATCAAAGCCAATACATCAGCTTTTACAAGCGCCTTACGTTTACCGGTTGCGTCCTTAGTATGTGCCGTTACTTTTTCTGTTCCAGAAGTACGTACAAAGTGAGTGCTGTCTGGTGCCCAGTTGTACAGCATCTGTTCAGCCGCTTTTTCAATCAGTTGCAAACGGTCCTGACTGATTACGCTGTTACGCTTGCTGTAGCTAAGTTCCACCGTTTCTGCATGTGGAATACGGATAGGGTCTGTAGTCAATTCGTTCAGTGAATATTCTACGTCCACATCGGTACGAGTCTTTACCTCAGCAGGAAGACTGGAACGGTCAATTTCAACCGCACTCGGAGCACCCGCATTCGGAATGTGTACTTTCTTTCCCATGTTAACGTACATATCGTCGTTAACCGCCTTACTCATAAATGAGTTGTCGGCAAACAGACCTTCTATGATCGTGTTCTGCCAAAGTTCTCTTTGAATAGCCATAGTTATTTACCAAATTTTTCGTTATACTTCTGTTTGTACAGTTCCGGATACTGGTTCTTCAGTTCAGCCAGTCTTTCTGCCTTGTCAATTTCGTCCCAGCTCATGTTTACCAGGTCGTTCTTTCCTGCTCCTCCTGCGCCGCCTCCTGTCTGAAGAATATCTTCTACGCGCACAGTTCCTTTCTTCGGCATTTCTTCAATCGCCTTACGGGTGTTTGCTTCGTCAGACATCATCAGATTAAGGAATACAGGAACCTGCTCTTTAGTCAGTTTTCCTTCCGCTACCGCCTGATTCAGGAAAGCCTGGTGTGCGGTTTTCTTGCTTTCTGCAATCTGGTCAGTAAGTTCTTTTACCCTTGCTTCGAGAGCAGGCACCTTGGCCGCCTGATTCTCCATGGTGGTAATGTGTTTCAGCATTTCTACTTCATTGACCATATTGGCGAATGAGGAGCGTTTTTTCAATTCTTCGAATAAAGCCATATCTCTTGTTTTTTGTGGCTCGTTGAGCCGGTTCATAAAATAGTTATATACTTCCGTGTTGGTAGCGTTTTCGGTAAGTGCCTCGCCGGTGTCTACTATCCCGTCAATAAGGCCCATTTCCAGTGCTTCGCTGGCCGAAATCCAGTGTTCCGACCCGTCGAAATACTTCTTCCTCACTTCTTCCGCATCCATCTTGCAGCGGCTGGCAATCATGCGCGAAAGGTCATTTTCGAGCGATTCGGCCAGATCGGCCGCTTTCCGCAGTTCGTCGGCGTTTCCGTAGCTACCGCCCGACACGCGGTGCAGCATGATGCGTGCGTACTTGTTCATGTAAAGAGGCTTTCCGCACAGTGCGATGATGCCCGCAATGCTGGCAGCCAGCCCATCTATGTATATATTCACATCAGCATCCACGGTGCGCAGCGCATTGTAGATGGCAATGCCACTGAAGACATCGCCACCGTTGGAATGTATGTGTACGTCGATTTTGCCGTATGCAGCAGCCAACTCCATCAGCTCGGCCACAACGCGCCCGCTGTCTACCTTTTCTCCGTTTCCTACATTACCGTACATCAATACGCTAACCGTTCCCTCACCGGGTATCTGATTTTTGAAAATCTTATCCATTGTTCCGCTTTTTTCTCTGTGGCAAAATTCGCAATTCCCTATAAGGTACAGAAAGCTGTTTTTCAGCGTGCTACGATAATGTGGCATGATGAAAACCTGCTTTCTCGCTCTCACCTTATTACAAGAAATTTGCTCCGTAATGAATTAATTATCGACTATGGCAGACTTGAAAAGTGAACAGAAAAAGATGCTGGCACGCGAAATCTACCTGCTCGGAAGCTACACCTACGAGGAGATAGCGCAGAAGGTAGGCGCACAGCGTCAGACTATCAGCCGATGGGCAAAGGCCGGAAACTGGGACAACCTGAAGGCCGGAATGACCGTGACACGCGAGGCGATACTGAGCAGAATGTATCAGCACCTTAATAACATGAATATGGCCATTCTGGAGCGTGAACCGGCCAAACGTCAGCCGGATACGAAAGAAGCAGACGTAATGGTTAAGCTGGCCGCTGCAATTAAGAACATGGAAACAGATGTCGGTATCAGCGACATTATCAGTGTCGGGATGCGTTTTGGCGAATTCCTTCGACGCATAGATCTGGATAAGGCAAAAGAGTATGTAAAACTGTGGGACGTGTTCCTGAAAGAACAGATTAAGTGATATGGCTACCTACGAAGAAAAACAGAAGCTGAAGGAATGGGAAGAATACCGCCGCGACATAGAATGTGCCACGCCCGTAGAGGTGAACATGACGGAAGCGGAGAAAACCAAGAAGAAAATGTATCTGGAGGCTCACCCCGTGGAATGGATACAGTATTTCTTTCCCATGTATGCCAAGTATCCTTTTGCCAAATTTCAGATTAAGGCCATTAAGCGCATACTGGAACACGACGAATGGTTTGAAGTGCTGAGCTGGAGCCGTGAGAGCGCAAAGAGTACCATTGTGATGTTTTGCGTGATGTATCTGGCACTGACCGGAAGAAAGAAAAACGTCATCCTGGCAAGTGCCACAGAAACCAGCGCGGAGAAGCTGCTACGTCCGTATAAGGGTAACTTTGAATCTAACGGACGCATCAAGGCTTTTTACGGTGACCAGCCTGTCATAGGACAGTGGACCGACACGGAGTTTGTCTGCAAGTGCGGATGTGCGTTTACAGGCGTGGGCGCAGGTAACGCTCCCCGTGGTACCCGTAACGGTGCGGCGCGTCCGGATGTGCTGCTGGTGGACGACTTCGACACCGACGTAGACTGCCGTAACCCCGATACGCTGAACAAAAAGTGGAAGTGGTGGGAAAAAGCCCTGTATCCTACGCGTTCCGTGTCTGAGAAAACACTGGTTATCTTCTGCGGAAACATCATCGCCAAAGACACCTGCGTGGCACGAGCCGGTGCCAAGGCCGCCCACTGGGACATAGAGACCCTGGGAGACAAGAACGGCAAAAGCAACTGGCCCGAAAAGAACACACAGGAAGCTATAGAGCGCATACGCAAAAGCATCAGCAAGGCGGCCTACGAGGGTGAATACATGAACAACCCCGTGACGGAAGGAAACATCTTCCACAACCTTCCCTACGGAAAAGTACCTCCGCTGAAGAAGTTCAAGTTTGTGGTAATTTACGGCGACCCTGCCTACAGCAACAGCAAGAACAAAGCCAGCTCCACTAAAGCCGTATGGGCGTGCGGAAAGATACGCAGCACCTTCTACATCATCAAGGGTTTTGTAGGCCGTGTCACGAATGCGGAGTATATCGACTGGTTCTACCAGCTCCGAAAGTACATCGGAAGCCAGTGCACCGTATACTGTTACCAGGAAAACAATACGCTTCAGGATCCTTTCTTTGAGCAGGTGTTCAAACCCCTTATCCGTGAGCAGAACGAACAGCGGAAAGATAACCTCTACATCAAGGGAGACGGACGCAGCAAAATGGATAAGGCCACACGTATAGAGGCTAACCTGGAACCCATCGACCGGAACGGCATGTGGGTGTTCAATGAAGAAGAAAAGGATAACCCGCACATGAAGGAACTGCGCGAGCAGTTCAGCCTTTTCGAGCTTTCCCTTCCGTATCCTGCCGACGGACCCGACTGTATAGAAGGATGCTTCAACATAATCAATGAGAAAATAAAAGAACTCGACCCCGGTGTGACCATCGGCTACAGCGAGTTCAAAGATAGTAACCCTTTTTCATGGTGATATGAACAACTTTATAGAACTTACCGACTACGATGCCACGATACACCGTGACATCCTGGACAGCCTGCTGCGCGAAGAATCCGGAAGCAGTGCCGTTATTGAAGTCTGCGAAAACCGTGCCATCGCCACCGTGCGCAGCCTGCTGAACAGCCGATACGACTGCGATGCCATCTTTTCAGCACAAGGCGAAGACCGTAACGTGCTTATCCTGAAAATCTGCCTTGACATTGCCGTGTATGAGATATTCTGCCAGCACAACCCTTATAAGATGTCAGACATCAGGAAGGAACGGTATGACGACGCGATGCAGTTCCTTCGCGATGTGCACGACTTTAAAGCCAACATAGAAGGACTTCCAGAACTTCCTGCCGAAACGCAGACCGACAACAGCCCCTGGCAGATAGCCAGCAACGAGCCGTGGAATTCCTACTTTTAATCAACTTTTAAAACCCTTTTAAACTATGGCCAGACCAAAGAAAAAACGCCGCATCACAGAAGGCGGATACACCCAGATAACACCTGCCTATACCACCGGACCCTACGCCCGTGTGGAACCCGACATCATCCTACAGATGCCGGAACTGTTCTACTTCGATATGTCGTCCTACATCAGTGCGCTCAACGCAGCAAAAGCCATCGACTTCTACAACCGCACACGATTGTATGACATGTACGAATCGGCCATGCTCGACCTTCACCTGGGCGGTATCATAGAAAAGAGGAAGGTGGGTGTAAGCCGCATACCTATCGAGTTCCGGAGAAACGGAAAGCCCGACGACAACGTGAACAAGGAAATCCGTTCGCCATGGTTCCGCAAGTTTGTGAAGGAAGTGCTCATGTCAAAGTTTTACGGATACAGCCTGTTCCAGTTCTACCGTGGCTATGATGGATTCATCAACTACTACCATGTGCCCTACAAGCACTACGACCCCGTACGCCGTGTCATCCTGAAGTATCAGAGCGACACGGAAGGCATACCCGTAGATGCCTTTGAAAACATGCTGTTTGTGGGCGACAATCCGCGCGACCTGGGAATGATGGCCGAACTTCTTCCGATGGTGCTCTACAAGCGCAGCAACTTTGGGAACTGGAAGCAGTTCTGCGAAATATTCGGTATGCCCATACGTGAGTACACCTACGATGCAGGCGACGAAGAAGCACGCAGCCGACTGATTCAGGACGCACGCCGACAAGGAGCCAACGCCGTGTACATCCATCCCAAGGAAAGCAGCCTGAACCTGATAGAGAGTGCCAACAAAAGCGGTACGGTAGACCTGTACGAACGCTTCAAGGATGCCTGCAATACGGAAATGTCAGTCCGCGTGCTGGGTAATACGCTGACTACCGATGCCAAGAGCACCGGCACACAGGCACTGGGTACCGTTCACCAGGAAGAAGAAGACATGCTGAAGGCCGACGACCGCGACTTTATTCTCGATGTGCTGAACTACAATATGACGGACATATTCAACGCACTGTGTGTAAACACGGAAGGCGGTGAGTTTGTCTACGTCAAGAACCGGAACCTGAATCCGAACCAGCAGGTAGACGTGATTCAGAAAGTGAAAGCCATGGGTGTGCCCGTGTCTGACGACTACATCTACGAAGTGCTGCTAATTGACAAGCCTGACGACTACGAACAGCAGAAAGCCGAAATCAAGGCGCAGGAAGAAGCCAACCGCAAGCTACAGCAGGAGATGGCCAACCAGATGGAAAAGCCGCAGGACACGGAGCCAAAACGAAAGTCAGACCGACGCATGAACATGGATAACGAGTCAAAAGCCTGGTACAAACGGGCGCAAACCGACTTCCGCAACTGGTTGAGCGATTTTTTCGGAGTAGCCCCGAAAAAGAAAGACGGGGCTTTGCCGTTTTAATGGACAACCTCTACGGTGAACGCTGCGGCGTGTGCGGAGGTTTTCATAATCAGCTGGAGCAGGGTTTCGAATTCAGCAAGGAAGCCCTCACACAGATGCTGCGCGACATCTACGACGGGATGAACGTGCGCGACGACATACAGCGTGATGCGTTCGAAGAAACGCTTCGCCTGTTCAATGAGGCCACCGTAGAAGGGCTGTCTGCTTCCAGCTATCCTACAGGCGATGAACTGTTCCTGGAACAGCTTCGCACCAATAACGAAGTATTCTCTGCCTTCCGCACTCACCGTATGCAGAATGACCTGGCCGCACAGCTTATCGACAAGGACGGAAAGCTGAAACCATTTGAGCTGTGGCTTGACGATGTGCAGAACATTACGGATCATTACGTAGTGCGATGGCTTCGCACGGAATATGACACCGCCATCCTTCGCGCCCATCAGGCGGCAGACTGGAAGTACTTCGAGGAATACAAGGACGTATTGCCGAACCTGCGTTGGATGCCTACCACTTCGCCCGATCCTGACATAGCGCACAAGCAATACTGGGAAGCAAAACTTACCCTTCCGGTAAACCATTCCTTCTGGACGCGCCATCGCCCTGGTGACCGATGGAACTGCAAGTGCTCGCTCGAAGCGACCGACGAACCTGCCACCACCGGCGAAGTAGGCGACTTCAAGCCCGTTCCTTCCGTTCCCGGACTGGATAACAACCCCGCAGACGACGGAAAGCTGTTCAGCGACTCGCATCCGTATATCAAGGAAGCATATCCAGGAGCAAAGAAAGCTGTGGAAAAGATTGTGAATAAACCAGTTCTTGATACAGCTTTTGATAAAAAAGTTACTGATAAGGTAACAAGTATAGAAGATGAAATACGAATGAATAAAAATTTTGAAACAGCTGTTGCTGTTGATAAGAATTCAAATGTTATATTTAGGATAAAAGGAAGCCAATCAGATGTGCAATTAAGTGTAAACGATGCAAAAAAATTAAAAGATTGTATTTTAACTCATAATCACCCAGGAGGATGGAAATATGACAAGAACAGAATGGGACACATTGGTGCATCATTCTCTTTAAATGATATTGTACTAGCAATTAATTACGATCTGGAAGAGATAAGAGCTGTAACACCATTGTATACTTTCTCGTTAAAAAGACCTGATAAAGGATGGGGAGTCAAATCAAAAACTTTAATACAATATTACCGTAAGAAAGATAGAGAATTAAAAACAGAACATTATTATTTAAGAGAAAAAGGAATGATTAGTGAAGAAGTTGCTAGGGCAATACATAGTCATGAACTTATAAAGAGAGTAGCTAAACAATATAAATTAGAATATTCTAAATTAAAAACAAGATATGAATGATGTTATTTTAGATGACCGTACTTTGTGGCTTAATTATTTTAAATCGCAATGTGCCCGTTGTAAATTATATAACGATTTAAACGCTTCATGCAAAGCTTTTCCTGAAGGTATTCCATTCAATATGCTTGAAGGTAAAATCACACATGAAAAGCCTATAAAAGGACAAACTGGGAATTATTTATTTACACCTGAAGAAATTTAGTAATGCCCGCACCCGACATTCAAAAACAAGTAGAAAACGCTGTAAGGCGTCTGAACACGCTCTACACCCGCACACTTCCCGTCAAGGTAGGAACAAAAGCCGTATCGCTGACGAAGAAACGCTTCTCTGACAGCGCTTTCAACGGAAGGGCATGGCAGGAACCCTACCGACGCAAACTGAGCTTCAAAGGAGCGCAGGCCAGCTACAAGACGCTTCTTTCCGGAACCAACCATCTGCGTGATGTCACCTACTTCAAGCCGGAACCCGGAAAGGTGTACATACGTAACCAGGTGGACTACGCACAGATTCACAACGAAGGAGGAAGCATAAAGGTAACGGCCAAGATGAAGCGGTACTTCTGGTACCGTTACTCCGCAGCCAAAGGCGCACGTCTGACGAAAAAGCGCGGCGGACTGAGAAAGACCAAAGGAAACGAAGCGCTTACACGCGAAGCCCTGTTCTGGCGAAACATGGCCCTGAAACGTGAAGGCTCGCTTATTCGTATGCCGCGCCGCCACTTCTTCGGACCCGACGCAAATATGTCGAAAGAAATTCGCAAGATAATCGAAAGAGAATTGCAACTATTTGTAAAGAATTATGGAACATATTTTAGAGAATCTCGTTAACTACATCGGCGAACAGATGCCCGATATGAAGACCGTGGACGAAGACTACGGACAGTTGGAAATGATTGACGAAACCACCCGCGAAAGCTATCCGCTCACCTTTCCGGCTGTGCTGGTAGACGCTGCGGAAACAAGCTGGAGCAATGTGTTAGGGTTGAGCCAGGAAGGCGTGTGCACGGTGCGCGTGCGGCTCATTATCGACTGCTACGACGACACGCACTATCGTAGCGGAACGGTGGAAAAGATTAAGGAAAGAGATGCTATACGGCGCAGACTGCATCTGCTGGTGCAGGGGCACGAAATAGAAGGAAGTACGCTTATTCGCACAAACAGCCGATTCTATACGGCCAACCATGGCATAAAGGTGTACGAGTCCACCTACACGGTGAAAGTAACGGAATACTTTACACGCGACGAACAGAAAGTGCCCGATGTGAAGATAAGCATTACCCCTGTGTTAAAACGATAGCTGAAGGCTCAGCTGAATGTGTTGTGCGGAAATCTTTTTCCGCACATGTTTTTTTGCCTCGCCCGACGGCTTGAACTGGTCGTTCTTCACCATCTCACGGATAATGGCCTGAATGCGGTATTCTGATAAGAAAAAAGCTTTCGACAAGGCTTTCACTACGTCGGAATAATTACGCAGAACCGGCTCCAGTTCAAAGTAACTGTGTGCTATCTGACGGTTTCGCTCTTCTATTAAATGACTGTTTCTTCCCATAATGCTACGGATTAATAGTTGATGCAAGTTGGCTGCTGCATTTTTGTTTCTACAAAAATACGTAATTCGCTTTAAAATACCAAATTTTCAACTCTTTATGCCGTCGCGTGCCTACTTTTGCAATGTCATGACAAGTTAACTACATTATTCACACTTAAACACAAAAGATTATGGCAATTAACTACAGCGTAGCTAAAATGCTCAATCCGCAGGACCGTGAAAGCGGAGAGTACAAGTATTATGCCAAGGCACAGGCTTCCGGCTCAGTTGGTATCAACGAATTGTCGGAAGAGATAGCGTATGCCACCACACTGACCGACGGTGACGTGCTGAACGTAATTCGTGCCCTGGTGAAGCGTATTAACCTGCACATCGCAGCCGGACAGATTGTGAAGCTGGAGAACCTGGGAAGCTTTCAGGCGCAGCTTCGCAGCACAGGAACCGCCACGGAAGACACCTTCAGCCCGTCGATGATTAAAAAGGTGACTCTCCAGTTCCGACCGGGCATCGGACTGAAAGGTCAGCTGAACAAGGCGAACCTGACATTCCACAAGGTGAAGAGCCTGAAGCAGCAGGAAACAGAGGAAGAACCGCTTCCGTAATTACTGCATAGTAATTGCATAATTACTGCAAGGTAATCATTTAATTACCCCGTAGTAGCCACGTAGTTACTGCGGGGTAATTTATTCCTAATTATTTTTATTATCTTTACGAAAACACATACAACATGCACGCTATTTATTTGACAGACCTTGCACTGCGATACTTCCCGCGTTCTTCTGCACGCAGTGCCGTTACCCAGCTACGCCGCTGGATTGTTCTGAACGAGGAACTACAAAAAAGACTGGAGGAACTTCACTACAAGAAGGGGCAGCGCACGCTTACGCCGCTTCAGCACGAGGCGATATGTCATTACCTG